CTGCTGGCGCGCCGGGAGCGGTTCCTCGCGCTCGAGGACTTTTATCGCCGTCCGCCGGAGTATGCGCGCGGCCTGGGGTCCGGTGTGATGGGCTGGACGGCCGGCGATCCGCTGGTCGCGTCGTGGTATCACGAATTCACGTCGGATCCGCAGACGTACATGCGCGCGTGCGGGTACGGGGGCGATCAACGCTACATCGAAACGGCGCTTACTGTCGGCGGGACGTGGTCGGAGCTCACGTTTTGGCAGGACGTCTGCCCTGCGGCGCTCGTCTCGTACAAGGTCCACTGCCTGAACGGCCAGATCCCGCCGGGGGCGCGCGTGGTCTGTTTCCACGGTCGGCCGAAACCCTGGCAGGTCCCGGCGCTCGAGGCGCCGTGGGGATCCCGATGCCATACGTAAAAGCCGGGGCGCTCCGATCGCGCGTGGACATCGTCGCGCCGGCCGGGACGCAATCCGGGACGGGCGGGACGGTCCCGAGTGGGCCGGTCACGGTCGCGTCGCGCATCCCGGCGGAGATCACGTCCGGGCCGCTCGGCGAGGCGCTGCAAGTCGGCGCCATCCAGTCGGGGATCGCGAGCGTTGTCCGCATCCGGTATCGGCCGGGGATCGAGTCCTATATGACCGTCGTCCTCGAGGGCCGGACGCTGCAGATCGCCTCCGTGGTCGACGTGGACAATCGACATGCGACGCTCGAGCTCACTTGTGTGGAGGCGCAATAGCGATGCCGTCACCGTCACCGTTCGCGGTCCCGGCGCTCCTCGCGGCCGTCGTGGCGAGTCTGAAAGCGGATACCGCGCTGACGTCCCTCCTCGCGGACGTCCCGTCCGGGTTTGGATCCGGTCCGGCGGTCTACGGTGAAACGGCGGTTCCGCCAAAAGCGGCGTTTCCCTATGTCACGGTCGGCGCGCCGACAGAGATCCCGCTGCTCACGTTCGGGGAGTTTGGCGGGGGATCAGAGTGCACATTCCACGTGAAACCCGTGTCCAGTCAACCAAATGAGGACGAGTGTTATGCGCTCGGGACGCTGATCAAGGATCGCCTGGATGATGCCGATCTCCCGGTGTCCGGATTTGGCACAGTCGAGATCGCCTTTGAGATCCTCCCAGATGTCCTCGTAGAATCGGTGCGCGGCCTCGCGGTCCGGTCGCTCCCGATCATCTTCCGGGCGCACCTTTCCGGCGTGAACGGGTCCACATAATGAACACGGACGCCGCGCTGCAACAGCTATATATCGTTCGCGCGCAAGTGGAGCTCGCGATCGGTCTGCTCGAGGCCGGTCCGACCACGGCGGCCGCGGCGTCGAATGGGGCCTGTCTCCATCCGGAGGATCATCGGCATGACGTCACCACGGGCGGCGACGTCGGGCCGCGCTGGATGTGCGACGTCTGCGATCAGACGTTCGACGGGCCGTTGCCGTGAGGCCTGAAACCGTCGGCCTGTTGACGCATCTCTCGCGGCACGGCCGCGGAATGATCAACGCGCTCGAGGCATACGCGCATAAGATGCGCGATCAGAAACTTTCGCCACTCGAGATCCAACAAGAGCGGACCGCGATCGCGCTATTTGCGCGGGCGGCGCTCGAAGTGATTGACGGTCTTTTGATCGACGCCGGCGCGGATGGCGCCTCCGTCGGATCAGATCATCCGCCTGGGGTGTCCCCGGCCGGCCGCTCGCGGCCTCCTGGGGCGCGCCGTCCTGGCCTGTAAGCGGAAGGACGGATCGCTATGCCTGTGATCACCGGAAAAAAGGTCTATCTCAAACTCGGTGGTACGAACATCTCCACGTACTGCGACAGTGTCAACAAGTCCAACAATCAGGACGAACAGGACGGGACGACGTTTCAGCCCGACGTCGCGAATCCGAAGAAAAACATTCTCTACGGGTTCGAGGACAAGCGCTTGACGGTCGGCGGGAAGTGGTCGCAGGAGGCGGAGGACGCGCTCGGCGATCTGATGGGCCTGACCGATATCGAATGGGTGTACGGGCCGCAAGGGCACGCGACCGGGCAAGTCCGCTATCACGGACAGGGCAACACGGGCAAGTACACGGGCGCGATCTCCACGGTCAATGGTGTGACCACGTTCACGTTCGAGATCGCGATCACGTCGGAGACCACGGACACGTTTAACGGCGGATCCCCGAGCTAATCCTGGCCGGGTCCCCGCCATCTAGCCGCGCGCCGCTCACGGGCGGCGCGCCTCTCTCTGGAAAGGGGCGACACGATGACGGATGCGGTACGGATCGAGTTCGGCGGCAAAACGCGCGATCTGATGTTCGGGATCAAGCAACTGCGGGAGCTCGAAACCCAACTCGGATCTATTCCGACGGGCGCTGTTATGAGTCACTTGGCGCAGATCGGGATCAATGCGATCGTGGCGGCGCTCTATGTCGGGCTAAAGGATGACGATAAAAGCCTGACAGTCAGCCTGGTGGAGAAGATGCTCGATCAGTACATTCGGCCGATGTCTGCCGGCGGTGAGGGCAAGCGGATCAAGGTCCTGGCGGACGCGCTGTCGGAGGCGCTCGATCGCACGGGTCTATTTCGATCGGCGGACGAACTGCCACCGGCGGAGGGCGACGCGGGAAACTGACGGGGCCGGCGACGTTCGCGGAGTGGCTCGAGTGGGCTGAACCCTTTGGCCTCGGGGAGCTCGGGTTAACGCCGGCCGAATTCGGTGCGCTGACGGTCCGTGAGTTCTATCTTAAAGAGGCGGGATTTCGTCGCGCACAAAACCGCCTCGAGTGGCTCGTCGGCCTGCAGGCGTTTCTCACGGTGAGCTACAAGGATCCCAAGCCGGCGAGTCCCGAGCGGGTCCTGGGATGGGAGGGGGCCGTATTGCGCTATCCGCTCAAACCGTGGCTACAGTAACGGCGACCCTCGAGGGGTTCGAGGCAACGAAGCGGGCGATCGCCGCGGTCCCGGAGGCCGCCAAAGCGCTCGCCGCGGACGCGATCGCCAAGTCCACCTTTGCCGTGGAACAAGCGGCGCGGGCGCGGGCGCCTCGAGGCCTCACGGGCCGCTTACGCGCGGCGATCACGTCGAAGAGTACGGGGACGGCCGGGCGCGTTGGGATCGCGCCGGGGTTCGGGATCGGCGGCCGGCCGGGACCGGAGGTCTATTGGCGCTTTGTGGAATACGGTACGGTGCGGATGCCGGCGCGGCCGATGTTCCGGCCGGCGGCGGAACAGGAACGGGATCCGTTCATTCGGCGGATGCGCGACATCGGTCCCAAGCTCGAGCGGGATCTGTCCCGCGGTCGGACGTTGTGATCCGTCGTCTGGTGCTCCTAGCCGGCCTGTGGATGGCGGCCGCGATCCCGGTCGCCGGGCTGGCGCGCCGCGCGCCGGCGGTCTGTGACGAAGTCGGGACCGGGACCCTGCTCCTCGTGGGCCTCGCGGTCCTCTGGTGGTACGGGAGGCGCTGACACATGGCCGGACCGATCGCGACGCTCGCTGTCCGCCTGTCGGCGCAACTCGCCGAATTCCAGACGTCATTCAAAGACGCGACCAAAACGGTCGAGGACTTTAAAGGCGGGTTCGATCAGTTCGCGGCAAAGATCACCGGGACGATCGACGGCGTCAGTAAGGCGTTTTCGCAGTTCGGATCCGTCGTTGGGACGATCGGCGTCGCCGTGGTCGGCGTCACCGCGGCCGCGGCCGGCGCGGCGGTCGCGTTTAAGGCGGTCCAAGCGGGCGTCGAAACGATCGCCGGGACCGCGAACGAGGCGCTCAAAAAGACCGCGGAGCTCGGCGATCAGTTTTTCACCCTCGCGCAGCAAACCGGCCTTAGTGTCGAGGCGCTCTCCGGGTTCAAATTCGCCGCGCAACAGAGCGGAACGTCGCTCGAGTCGATCACGGGCGCCGTGTTCAAGCTCGAGGCAAACCTCGGCGCCGGAGCGGAGAAAACGCGCGAGGCGGTCAAGAGTCTTGGCCTGTCATTCCAAACGCTCAAAAGCGAGGCGCCCGAAAAAGCCTTTCAGCAAATCCTCGGCGCGATTGGTGATCTCCCGAATGCCAGCCAACGCGCCGCGGCCGGCGTCGCGATTTTCGGGAAGTCGTTCAAGGACGTCGCGAGCCTGGCGGCGGAAGGATCCGACGGGATCAAAAAACTCCTCGATCAAGCGAACGATCTCGGGATCGTGATGTCCACGCGGACGGCGGTCGCGGCGGACCGTTTCCACGATGGCCTCGGCGCGATTCAAGCCGCGGCGGACGGCCTCACGCAACAGCTCGGCGCCAAGCTGCTCCCGGCCGCGGTCGCGTTTACCGAAGTGTTCGGCGGGATTTTCCTGGATGCGGTCAAGGGAATCGTCACCGGGACGAAGGGCGCCGGCGAGGCCTTCGATCGGTTTGTCGTGTTCGTCGGCGAGGCGGCCGCGCACCTCCTCGAGGTCCTCGCGCGGATGGTCGACGGCGTGGCGCAGTGGGCCGTCGACATCTCGGCGCGCGTCACGCAGGAAACCAAAGATTTTCTCGACCTCGCGCCGGCGATCATCTCCGTGGGCCGGGCGCTCGACCTCGCGCTCGGGGGCGGGACACATCAATCCGCCTTTGATGCGCTCGAGGCAAACCTGGCGGCCCTGCGGAAACCGCTGGACAGTGTCGCGGCCGGCGCGGCGCTCGCGGGCGCAACCGTGCGGACCGTGGCACAAGGGATCGCCGCGGCCGCCAAGTCCGCCGGGGATGATTTCGGATCGACGTTCGCGCGGATCCAATCCGAGATCGCGGACGCCGCCGACGCGATGCGGGCGAAGCTGAAAGGGGTCCCGCCTCCGCCGGACGCCGACAGTGTGGAGGCGTTCAAATCGTTCACTAAGAGCCTGGCGGAGCTCACGCAACAGATCGATCGGGCGGCCGCGCACGGCGCGACGCTGTCCCAACTCGTGGATCTCTTCGGCCCGGAGGCGGCCAAGTCCGCCGAAAAAGCGCACGTCTGGGAGATCGCGATCAAGGAAAGCGTGGAACGGGTCGCGGCCGCCTTTGAATCCCTGGCGGCGAAAAAAGAGATCCTCACGATCGTCGGGGACGTGGACGCGCTCGATCGCCGGATGAAAGCGTTCAGTACGAAGGACATGCAGGACGAAATGAAGGAACTGGCGAAGATCGCCGGTGACTCTATTCGTTCGATCGGCGATCGCTTAGATCGATTCGGGGCCGACGTGGAGCGGCAGTGGCGGCAGATCGATCAAGTGATCGGGACGTTCCCCGGGTTCGGAATGGGCCTGAGTGGGATCGGATTCACGTCGGGCCAGCTCGCGTCCTTCGCGCTGTTCGGGCAGAAAGCCGGCAAGGAATTTTCCAACGCCTTCCAGCGGGCCTCCGCGGAATTCGCGCATAACCTGCCACAAGCGCTCGAGACGGCAGTCACCGCGTTACAGGGCGGGAACACGGTCGGCGCGGTCGCGGGGTTTGGGGCGGCGCTCGGATCGGCCTTTGTGGACACGTTCGCGGAGTCCGCCAAACGGGCCGCGGACGGCGGGGCCGCGATCACGATCGGGGAACGGCTCGCCGGGAACATCGGGACAGGTCTCGTCGCGTTTGCACAGGGCGCGCAGTTCGCGCAGCAAATGGGCAAATTCGCGGGGTCCATCTCCGGGGCGATCGCCGGCGGCCTGCAGGGGTTTGCGCTCGGCGGTCCCGTCGGCGGCGCCGTCGGCCTATCGGCGGGCCTCCTCGGCGGCGCGATCGGTCCCAATGCGCTCGAGGTCGAGCAGAGCGGCGTCCGGGCCTCGCAACTGCAACTGCAGGCGCAGCTCGGCGGCCTCGAGAAGATCCGCGCGCTCGCGCAACGGGCCGGACCGGAGGTCGCGGCGGCCCTGGCGCGAGCGTTTACAACGGTCGAGGCGGACAAATTCACGCGGGCGGTCTCTGATGTCAATGAGGCGCTCGCGGCCTATCAGGCGCACCTCAAAGGCCTAGATCAGGCGCAAACGGCGGTCAACGCACGGACGGCGCTCTATACCAATCAGTTCGCGGCGCTGATCGAACAACGGACGCAACTGCTCGCCGGCCGTCCGCCGGAGCTCCTCACCGGGGACGAAGGGAAGAAACTGGCCGATCTGCAGGGGCAGTTGCAGGCCGTGGCGGCGCGGACGCAACCGGAATTTGAACGCCTCGGCGTGATCGTCCAGTCGACGTTCGCGGGGATCGTCAAGGAAACCGGGGACGGGTTCGCCGCGATTCAAGCGCTCGCGCCGTCCTTCCAAGCGCTCAAGTCCGGCGTCGCTGAGTTCGGGGCCGGGTCGACGCCGGTTATTGACAAGCTCCTCGGACAGTTCGATCTCATCAACTCGGAGATCACCGGGCCGTTCCTCCAAAACGTCCAGACGTCGGGACAGATTTTCCGGGGCCTGTTCGAGGCGAAGGATCTGGATCCGGCCGGGTTTCAAGCGCTCGCGGCCGACATCGGGCAATCGCTGCAGGAAGTGGCGAATCACGGCGGGGATCTATCGCAAGCGTTGGCGCTGTCGCAACCTGTACTCCAAGCGCTATTTGAGGCGGAGCAGCAATTCGGATCGATCACCGATGCGACCACGGAGGGGATTCTCAAACAGGCCGAGGCGCAAGGGATCGTCGGGAATCAGTTCAAATCGACACAAGAGAAAACCCTCGAGGTCCTCCTCGCGATCGCGGATACGTTCGGCGCCAAGATCCCGGACGGCATCCGGGCGACCGCGGCCGCGGCCGTCGATGCCGGCGCAACGATCGGCACGGCCTTTAGTACCGGCGTCGATGCGGCCGGCGCCTCCGTGGGATCGTTCGCAGACAAGATCCGGACGCAGATCCCGCCGGCGGCCGCGGACGCGGGCGCGACAATCGGCGCGGCATTCTCCACAGGGATCACGGGAGCGTTCCCGTCGCTGGATGGGTTCAGGGACAAGATCCTGACGCAGATCCCCATCGCGGCGAAGGAGTCCGCAAACGGGATGGGCGAGGTATTCCGGAAGCAATCAGCGGACGCCGCGCGGTTCATTGAAAACGAACTGACGCGCGCCGCGCAACAGAGCGGCGCAGCGTTTCAAACCAAAGTCGGCGGGAGTCTGTCCGGCCTGGCGGGGTCCTCGAAAGCGGCCGCGGACGATATCGCGGGCACGTTCGGGCGGATTAAGGTCCCGCCGATCACGGTCCCGGTCGAGCTCGATCTCCCGGATGATTGGGACCGCTTCGCGACAGGGGATCCGCGGATCCAATTCGGGTTTGATACGTCCGGCATCCCGGCGCTCGGGGACGGCGGGATCGTGATGAAAAAAACCCTCGCGTTTATCGGCGAGCGTGGACCGGAAGCGATCGTGCCGCTGTCGGGGGGCCTGACGCCGGCGCTCGAGGGGATGCGCGTGATTTTTGAACAGGATGGCCGGGCCGCGGCGGAATTTCTCGTTCCACATCTCCCGGGCGTCGTGCAACGGTATCGCCTCGGATGATCTGGACCCTGACGATCGCCGGCGTCCCGAAAGCGATCCGCGCGGGGTCGCTGCATCTCTCCGAAACCTTGAACGGCCGGACCACGGCGGCCTTTGCGATCGTGTCGTTCGATGGGACCTATCGGCCTGCGATGGACGCGCAAGTCATTATCGAGGAGGACGGCGGTCGCGTGTTCGGCGGCCTGGTCGAACGGGTCACAGAACGCGGGTTTCACGGCGGCGCCAAACCGGCGATCGAGACGATCGTATCGGCCGGGGATTTCACCGCGTACACGGATCGCCGGTATGTCAACGAAACGATCCCTGCCGGGACCCTCAAAGCGGCGCTGATCGTGGTGACAAGCTATCTGGCCGGATATGGCGTGACGCTCGACGCCGGACAGGTCGACGGGCCGACGCTCCCGGAGCTCATCTATGTCTATCGTCCGCTGACGGAGGTCCTCAACGAACTATCGACGCTGACGGCAGGATTCGGCGAGCAGTTCGCGTGGACGATCGACAGTTTCAAAGTCCTGAGTATGGCGCAACCGTCGACACTCGCGGCGCCGTTCGATCTGATCGGAAACCTGCTCCCGGAGGTCGTCGGCGATATCGAAGTCGAACCACGGCGCGATCATTTCGCGAACCGGGTGATCGTGAAGGTCCCCGCGAAACAGGAAGATAATCACCTCGAATCGTTCACAGGCGACGGATCGGCGACGACGTTTCAGCTCCAATACGTTCCGAGTGCCACACGCGGGTATGTGGCCTATGCGGCCGACGGGGTCTTTACGCCGGGGGAGGACGCCAACGAAACCTTGAACGTCACGGGCGACGCGGACGCCGCGATGTGGACCTACGATCCCGGGACGAACACGATCACGCGGAATATCGGGACGCCGGCGCTCGGATCGCTGATCGAGATCATCTTTAACGGGACGTTTGAGGGCCTCGGGCAAGCGGACGATCTCGCCTCACAGGCTGCGGTTGGGCTGTGGGAAAAAGTCGTAGTTGTCGATTCAGTGCCCACGGATGCGACCGCGCAAAGTCTCGCGGAGGGCTATCTCGCGCAAGCGCTGACGGCGACGCAAACGCTCACCTATAAAACATTCGAGCAAGGCCTCCGGCCTGGGCAAACGCAAACCGTGACGGTCCCGGCGCGGAATTTGTCCGGCGCCGCCATCCTGACGGACGTCGTCACGCGCGACAGTCAGAACCGTTTGATCCGGGAGATCACGGCGGAGATCCGAGCCGAAACCAACTTGGGGCGCCGCGGATGGCGCGATCTCTATAAAGACTGGCTCGGGGACAAGGCCGGCGAGACGTCCGGAATCTCGAGTGGCGGTGAGGGCGGCGTGCATCAGGTCGGGCCGGGCGGGCCGAATCGCGCCGTGCAGTACAACGACGGCGGCCGATTCGGCGGCGACGCCGATTTCCTGTACTACAAAACCGAAAACTCGATCGTGGTCGGCGGCGGCGGCAGTGCCATCACGGCCACAGGGGGATTCGAGTCCTGCCAAGTGTTCGGGTACGACAATCACATTACGGATGCGGAGATCTGATCCGTGCTGTCCTCGCAATACCTGCAATTTGCGAAAGCGACCGCGGCCGGGGTCCAGACGATCACGGGTGTGGGATTTCAGGGGAAAGCGCTCCTCCTCTGGTCGACGGGTCAAACGGCCTCCGGCGCGACCACGGCGGCGACGCTCGGCCTCGGGATGACGGACGGCGTCAAACAATCCGTTCGGTTCATCCATCATCCGGGCGGCGAAGCGGCGACCACATCCGCGCAAGGGGAACGGACGAACCGGATCGCATGGAAAAGTGGCGCGACGTCCGGCGCCGATCCGGCGGCGACTGTGGAGGGCCAGTTCGTCGCGTTCACGGCCGACGGATTCTCGATCAACTGGATCACGAACGACGGATCCGCGGCGCTCTATCATGCGCTGGTCCTCGGCGGCGATATCGAGGCGCGATTTGTCCAGCAAAAAATCAACGTCTCGAGCGGCGGAACGATCGATGTCACGGGGTTAGGGTTTGCACCCACGGCGTTTATCGTGATGGGCGGCGCCGCGGACGAATTCGGCACCGGGGATTACAGCTTCGGCGCGCCGTTCGGATCCATTCACGGGTTCGGATTCTCGAATGCCTCCGACAATATCTGTGGCTGGACCCTGGGACGGGGTACCGGCGGCGCCGCGGACAATTACCGCGGGCAGCATACCGATCGCGTCTCGTCGGTGCGCCTCGCCAACTTGTCGGGCGGCACGGAGCTTATGGGCGCCTCGATCACGGCGGCGTCCGGGAACGGGTTCACGATCACGCGCGACGCCGGCACACTGACACATCAACCCGTCCAACACATTCTCGCGCTCGCCGGCGTGCGGTTCGCGCTCGGGACCCTGGCGGCGCCGACGTCACCGGGCAACGTGACGATCACGCCGGGATTTCAGGCGCGCGGGATCATCCTGCAAACCTTGCAAGGGTCCGCCAGCGCGAATAAGGCCGATATGGGCCTGGCCTTCGGCGCCTGGACGGATGGCGGCGGGTCCGGGTCGGACAGCGGAGGGATCTGGATCGGCGGTGTGGATGCCGCAAATCCCTCCGTGTATCGGCGGGCGACCTATACCGATCTCGTCCTCGAGACACGGGCCGCCAGTTCCGGATCGGTGGAGCTCCAAGCCACCGTGTCGGCCGTCACGTCGACGGATGCCACGATCGCATTCTCGAGTGTGTCCGGAGTCGCCGATGCGATCTTGTATCTCGCGATCGCGGAAGGGCCGCGGGCGATTCTTGGATCGATGATCGCCGGCGCCTATACGGACGTCACGGCGCCGCTCGCGATCAGTTTCGGCCTCGACGGCGAGGATCACACGGACGGTGACGCGAACACGTTTCACGTGCATGGGCACATGCTCGTGAATGGGGAACGGGTCGCGTCGGAGGCGTATGTCCTCGAGACGCTCGCGGCGATCGTCCCTGGCGGCGCGCAAGCGCAAGGCACGTTCCTGATCTCTGGCGGACAGATCGCGTGGATCTCTGCCTACACGTTTCGGGTCAGTGCGGCGACCTATGCGATCGGCGGACTGCTCTACAGCGCGCCGGAACAAATCGTGACTCTGACGGCGGCGGATGCGACGCTCGATCGGATCGACGTGATCGCCGTAGATACCGCCGGCGCCGTCGTGGTCGTCACCGGGACGCCGGCGGCGACGCCGAGTGAACCGGACACGGATCCGGCGACACAAGTCAAACTCGGGATCGTACTGGTCCCGGCGGCCTCGAGCGCCGCCAGTGTGACGGCCACTGTCCTCTACGCCGAAAACCTCGGGAGTGGATCCGGGGAGTGGGACTGGTCGACATCGGGATCGGGGTTCAGTCTCGCGTCCACCACGGCGCCGCGGACCGGGACAAAGGCGATCGCGGGAACCACTGTCACGAATGGCGCCTATGCGCAAGGGCAGATCGGCGCCGGGTCTATGGATCCGTCCTCGTTGACGTCGCTTGTCCTCTACATTCGATCGCTCGCGGCCTGGGGCAACAATCGGATCCTGCGCGTCGGCCTCTATTCGGGCGGCGTCCTGAAAGGATCGCTCGTCTCGATCGTGACGGGATTTCTCGGCTTTGATTCGAGCGTGACGGGCGTCTATCAGCAGGTCGCGATCCCGATCGGGAGTTTTGCCGTCCCGGTTGGGACCACGATCAACCAAGTACGGATCGCCGGCGTCGGGAACGGCGGCGCGTTCAGTTTCTATATCGATGACGTCAGTTTTCAGGCCGGGGGATCAAGCTCGAGCGGCGGATCCGGTATCACGGAGGCGCAAGGGGATGCACGGTATTTGCGGCGATCGCTCAATCTGTCGGACGTGGCGGCCGCGGCGACGGCGCGCGGAAACCTCGCCGCGGCGCCCAACACGCCGCAATACGTCGTGCTCGCTACCCATGCGGAGCTCACGTCGGAACGGGTCCTCACGGCCGGAAGCAACATCACACTCACGGACGGCGGCGCCGGATCGACGCTGACGATCGCGTCCTCCGGCGGCGGCGGCGGCGCTCCGACGGGGGCCTCCTATCTGACGCTCGGCACCGATGCGACGCTGTCAGCGGAGCGGGTCCTCACGGCCGGCACCGGGATCACACTGACGGATGGAGGCGCCGGATCGACGCTGACGATCGCGGCGCCGGCCGTGGGGGACGTCGTCGGGCCGTCCTCGGCGGTCGACGCAGAGATCGTCCTGTTCGACAGTACGACGGGGAAACTCGTCAAGCGCGCGACAGGCACGGGCTACGTACACGCGGCCTCCGGCGTCTACAGCGCGTCGACACTCAAGCGCGTGATCGGGATGATCATCGGCGACGGCGTGGCGGTGATCGCGACCGGGATCGCAGGGTTCGTCAGTGTCCCGGCGACCGGCACGATTACTAAAGTACGTCTCCTGTCCTCGGATCCCTCCGTGACGTCCGGATCGATCGTGATCGACGTTTGGAAGGACACATATAGCAATTACGCGCCGACGGTCGCCGACACGATCACGGCGTCCGCGAAACCGACGATCAGCTCGGCAATCAAGAGTGAGGATTCGACGTTAACCGGCTGGACGACGTCCGTCACGGCCGGTGACGTCCTCGCCTTCAAGGTCGATAGTGTCACGTCCCTAAAGCGCGTCACGATCGAGATCACCGTGGACGAAGGGTGAGCGTTCAACAGATTTTTGTGCATGGGGTGTCGGGGTCCGGCGTCAACGTGTCGGCGGTCCGGGGCCTGTCACTGTCGCTCGCGAACGCCGCGGATTCGCCGGAAATGCCGACGGCCGGCGACATGCGGAATTGGAAAGTGGTGCTCGCGACGGCGCCGGGTGTCGGGAATTCCCGCACGTTCACACTCCAGAAAAACAACGCGAATACGGCGCTCGCGATCACGATCAGCGGGACGGCGACGGAGGGGACCGATCCGACAAACAGCGTGAGTTACACCGCCGGCGACACGATCCGGATCGCGCTCACGGTGAGCGGGACGCCGGCGGCCGCTGATTTCCGGAGCGTGATGGAGTTCGTCCCAACGACGGCCGGCGAGAATATCCACGAATTCGCGTCGGAACTGATCTTGAGTTCGCCGGATAACGGCGTGATCTCCGGAACAAGTTCAGAACCGGCGGGCACCTATGGTACGCGGCACACCGTCAGCTCGCCGGGGACCGTAACCGCCATGCGGTGCGTGACGCGGACCAATGCGACCGGCGGGGGATCGTTCAAATACAGCCTCGTCCTGAACGGCGTCAAACAGGACGGGACCGGCGGGACCACGAACACCACGGTGACGATCAATTCTGGCACGCGATCGGGGAACAGTACGTTTTCCCTCGCGGTCGCGGCCGGCGATCTGCTGTCCGTGCAGTACGGCCCGGCAACCAGTACCACCGGATCCACGTGGGATACCGGAATGATCGTCTTTGTCCCGACAACGGCCGATCAGGGGATGATCGCGAGTGTGACCACGGCGACGGCGCCGAGCAATACCGGGACGCGCTATTCCTATCCGCGGTCGAATTGCAACGCGACGGGCGACAGTTGGAGTGCAACGGAATCCGCGCGATCGTATCCGGGGCCGCTCCTCGCGACGATCTATGTCACAGCCCTGTACGCTGAGACAAGCGCGGTTCCCGCGGCCGGCAAAAGTTACACGTTTACTCTCCGCAAAAACGGCGCGCCGACCGCGGCGACCGTGACGATCAGCAGTACCGGCGCGACCGGCAACATTACCGGCCTGGGCATTCCGATCACGCCGACGGATACCTGGTCGATCGAAAGTACGCCATCCGGGACGCCGGCATCAATGTTTCCGCGGATCTCCCTCCTGATCGGGACGCCGGACGGCCTCAGCGCGAGTGGCGGCCGGGCGGTCCTCCTGGTGTCCCCGTGATGGCGCCGCGGCCGATCCAGACGCCGCGGCGTGAGACGGAGGCGCCGGCGCTGCGCTGTCCGTTCTGTACGGCGGATCGGATGCTCGAGCGATTGTCGGGCGGGTGGATCCTGTGTAACGTCTGCGCGAAAACCTTTCGGCCGGCGGCCGGCTGACAACGGGCCAAGCGGTTTGCTAGACTCCAAGGCGATGCCGAAAAATCCTCACGCGGTCGCGCTCGGCCGTCTCGGCGGCCGGGTCACGAGTCCCGCGAAAGCGGCCGCGGCGCGCGAGAACGCCCGGCGACCACGGCCCGGCCGCCGGCGCTGCACCTGTGGGGCCGCTATGCCGGCCTCGGCGCGCTATGGCGGCCGTCACCTGAAATGGTGCGCGGTTGACAGTAACAAACCGCTTGGCTAAGATGGGCCTATGTTCGCGCAACCCATTACCTGCAACCCGCGCATCAGCTACACGTACGCGGTTCACGTTCCAAGTGTCGGACTGATCCATAAAACTGACTGCTGTATTCGACACGCGCGGCGATGGGCCAAGCGGGCATTTCCGCGCGAGGCCTGCACGGTGTCACGCGACGTGGAAGTCAAACGCCGATTACTTCCAACCGGATCGGCGCTCCGGCAATTCGGATACCGTTTTGAGGACGAATGCTCATCTACATTCTGATCGCGATCGCGGCCGGCCTCTACGGGGCCGATTTCCTCCTGACGGCCGGCGAACGGCTGGCGGGCGCTCAGCCGAGGCGGCCGTGGCTGAGGGGCTGAGCCTCGCCGGACGCCTGATCGCCGCTAGCCTGGCCGTTCTGGGCCTCCTGGCGGTCCTCCTGGCCGTCGCCGCGCGGCGCATCCGCGGGAACGTCGGCCAGGCTTTCAACACACGCCGGCGCCTCGAGGCGATGCTCGAGCGTGAGAAGGCGGGCGCGAAATGAACGCGATCACGGACTGCCGATCGCGTCGGACCAAACGGAGCAATGGGATCCGACGGCAGATCGTGTACATGCTCACGGCCGCGGCGCCGTATCGGTCCCCGGATGGCCTCCCGTCGTGGTGGCCGTTCTGGTCGGATTCACTCAAAGACAACGTCCGGGAGCTCGTCCGGACCGCGCTCGAGCTCGAGACACTAGAACAACTGTAACGGCGACTGCGGGCCGCCAGAAAGTTGAAGGCGGGTGATGGGGTCCTGGCGAAACGTCGGCCGGCACAAGTTCGGTGCCAAAGTCGGCGAGTCCCGCGGGATCCGATTTCAATCGAAGGCGGAGGCGACGCGGTACGGGGAGCTCTGTTTGCTCGAGTCGGCCGGCCTGATTTTCGAGCTCGAGCGGCAACCGGCATATCCGATCTGCGTCACCGATCCGCATGGGCGCCGGGTGATCGTCGCGGCCTATATCGCTGATTTTCGCTATCGGGACGGGACGGATGGCATCCTGACAGTTGAGGACGTCAAAGGCATGATCACGCCCCTCTATCGGCTGAAAAAGAAACTCGTGGAAGCGCAGTACGGGATCACGATCACGGAGATCCGCAAGGGCCGCCGGTGAGATCGGATTATTTCGACGTCAACCGATTTGTGGACGCCGAGCTGCACACGGCGTTACTCCGGGAGTTCGACAAACCGGGCGCGCCGGATCTGTTTACCTGCCGCGGCGACTGTCGGCGGACGCTCCCTCGGAATCATCGCGACGTGTTAGGGCGGCGCAGTATCAGCGGGCCGCGGGCGATCCTCTGTCGGCGCTGTCAGTTTCAATATGAGCGGGATCGGTCGGCGGAGTACTTCACGGATCAGCGGCGGGCGCGGGCGTCCTGGTTTGCGGCCGGCCGCTGTCGCTGCGGGGCGGAACGGGTCGAGGGCAAGCAATGTTGTCAGACGTGTGCCGATCGGAATCGGGCCGCGGTACACCGCTACCGGGCGAAGCAACAGCGGAACCCAACATAATCGGACTTATCGGACACAAAGAAAGGTCGAAACTCAATGCTCCATACGCTGCGCTTTTTTGTCGAGGTCGAGGTCGATTCGATGGTGGCGCGTCGGGATCTCGAGGAGCAATACCGTCAGCGGTTGAAAGAGTTCCTCTGGGCGTCGGATCCCAGGATCACACAACGCGAAGTGATCTACCTGCCCGAAATGCTCGCGCCGCGGAAGGAATCGCGGGCCGAGATCGAGGCCTCGCCGTTCGACGGCCGCGGGGTCCTGCAGGACGGATCGACGCCGGAACGGATGCGTTCCTGAATAACAAAGGGAGAAACCATGAACTATCCGTTTCAAATTCGTCCGGGCACCTGGGCGCATCTCGATCTCCCGGACGATCTCACGGTCGCCGACGTGCGGCGCCTCGAGGCGTTTCTCCTGGCGCTCGTGAACGGCGTCACCTTGAACGCGGTCACTGGGCAATGGCAGACGGCCGAGGCGTCACCGTTCGACGGCCGCGGGGTCCTGCATGACGGCTCGACGCCGGAACGGATGCGCTCCTGACTAGAACACTCTGTCTTTTGTGCGGCGCTCCACTGCCCGATGGATGGCGCTTTGCGCTCTGTAGGGCCTGCGCGGCGCTCCCGTGTCCGCATGGCAACACGCCGGGTGCCTGCGATCATTGTGACGTCGACAGCGATCGCACCTATGACGAGACTCGGGAACGGAAAGGATCGCGCTCCTGATCATGCTATATGACGTAGTAGAGCCAGAGGTGAGCCATGACTGAGCCGGGGACGCTGCCGGAGGGGATCGAGCGACAATCGCGGAAGATTATCGAAGCCGTGAAAGCCTGCACGCACGTCAACGACGAAGGCGAATGGTGGCTCGACTCCGTGAAAGCGACAGCGTGGGTATCCAGGCTGATAGCCGAGGGTGTCGCCCAGGAGCGAGCACGCCAACAGGAACGGGTTGAAACCATTCGCAGGCTGGCGAACGCTATTCGCGCAGATCGTTGCCGATCGAACCGAGTAGAGCAGTACGCCATCGATATCGTTGGACAAACGTTCCGCGCTTTCGAAGAACCACAGCCGAAGAAACGGCCGGGCCGATGATGACGGCCGCGGTCCTCCCGGCCTGTCGGGACTGTCGGCGACCGCTCAACGGGTCCCGGCGCAAGGCGCTCGAGCGACACGCGACGCCGCGGACGCATTGGCGCTGCCGGGCCTGTGAGTGGGTCTTTTTGACGCGGTATCACGCCGGCCGGATGGCCGCGGCAATCGGCGGAGTCCGTGCAGATCATTGAAATGTCAAAACAGAGGATTGTGAGGGCAGACCAATGATAAAGGCACAGCGCCAGCGATTCCTGAGACGACGTGTGATGAACCGCCGCCTGTCACTTGTGGGCCATAAAGTTTGCTTTGCGGTGACGGATCTGGCTATTTCGGCAGACAATGCGAGGCGATCAATGCAGGCGTTTCTGGTGGCGACCCGCACGCCGCCCCCACCGGAGGCCCCGTCACCCTTCGACGGCCGCGGGGTCCTCCAGGACGGATCGACGCCGGAACGGATGCGCTCCTGATCCAATGGGGAAACGAAAAACGTGCGATTGGCAACCGATCGATACGGCTCCAAAGCGCGGCTCTATTCTGGCAAGCTGTCCGATTCGTGACTTGGGGCTGGAACGGATGAAGCAGACGCTGGTGATCGCGTGGTGGAGAAGCGACATCAACCGTTGGCGCTCAGGCTTTGGCGATCTGGTTCAGCCGACGCATTGGATGCCGCTAACCAGATCCGCCTGACGACGTGGCGTAGGGCCGTAGCGTTGTCCGAAGCTTGACAGGGTCAATCCAAGAGGCGCCGGCGGATCTACGGGGACTGTTTCGATCCGCGGTCGCCGATGCGATCGCGCAGCGTCCCGGGGCGTTCGATCGCCTCCGCGTTCTCTGTTTGAACGAACGGGGCCGCTGAATGGAATACAAAGTGATTGATCGTCCGATGATTTACGCGCCGGAGGCCGTCCGTATTTTCGGGATCACCTGGTACGCCGAGGCCTTCTATTTTCGCGGACAGCTCGAGATCACGTCGACGTCGACGGCAGAGATTCAACCGAGCGGCCGGATCGAGCGGAAACCGGCCGAGGCCTGGCGCCGCCTGGGGTATCGCGTCCTCGAGGCGATCCGCGCATGACGGCCGCGGTCCTCCCGGCCTGTCGGGACTGTCGGCGACCGCTCAACGGGTCCCGGCGCAAGGCGCTCGAGCGACACGCGACGCCGCGGACGCATTGGCGCTGCCGGGCCTGTGAGTGG